TCCGGTTTATCAGGCATTGTCGGCTCGCGTTTCCTATTCCAATTCTCGTTATTCTCGACAACGCCGCCTTTTTGAAGAATCGCGGACACGACTGGGTCATTCTTATCAAAGCTATATTGATAGGCAAACAAGATTACTTCCGGCTCGTTTTCTATAATTCTTTGTGCCTCGTTTATAGTATGTTCAACCATCTTGTTTTTGAAACAATTCATGTTATTACAACATACCTTCTCTAACTCCGGAAACAAACAGGAATAACCTGTATTATCAGGACATTTGAAACAATCAGTTTTGTCAAACCCTGCATCTTCAAGATTCATTCTATATCTCTGAAGATTATCTCTTAGAGCCTTAACAGAAAGATCGTTCCATTGGTAATAACGATAAACATTTTCCGCGTAACGATCTTTATAAACTTCTTCCTGGAGATTTTTCCCGTATTTGCATAATTCTAATCCATGGGAAATATTGATTGTCCCGCTAGTAATCATTTCAACAAATTCGGGAATCAGATCATTAAGCTTCAACCTCCCACGAATATACATTCTCGACTTTCCAAAACGAGTTGCCAAATCATCAATCTTCTGCCCTTTACCGATCAACATTTTAAAAGCGGCAGCCTCTTCCAACGGGTCCACGTCTTTCCTTTGCAAATTCTCGGTAATGGCGATATCCATCGCTTCATCATCCGAAAGCTCCCGAACAATTACCGGGATATTTTTCAAACCAGCGATAACAGATGCCCTGTACCTACGTTCTCCACATACAATCTCGTACTTATTTTTCCCTTTCGGTCTAACAACTATCGGCTGTAACACTCCCTGCTCCTTTATCGAGGCCGCAAGTTCATTAAGAGCCTCCTCGGAGAACGTCTTCCGGGGATTAAACCCGGAAGGCTTGATATTTTTTAATTCTATGTTTTCGATCATTTTTTTTGTTTTTAAAGTCTGTTTGAAAATAAGTTCGCCACCATATCCACGACATTCTCCTGAATGTTTTCCGTTACACCGGTAGCCTTGTTAGCGATATCCTTCTTCGTTTGAATAATATCGTACACCTTCTCGTCGATCGTGTTTTGACCGAGAAAATAGTAACAGGAAACGTTGTCCTTCTGCCCGATCCGGTGCGCCCGGTCTTCACACTGGCAGCAATCCGCATACGTCCAAGGGAATTCCACGAAGGCGACACGGGAAGATGCTGTCAAGGTCAAACCTACACCCGCGGCTTTGATAGAGCAAATAACGATCTTCGTGTCCGGATCCTTTTGGAATTTATCCACGGCAGCTTGACGGCTTTCTTTAGAATCCATACCCGTGATCGTGACCGCCTTCGGGTAAATCTTTTTCAATTCATTCACTACCTCGTGAAGCGAAACGAAAAGGATTATCTTCTCACCCGATTCAAGTAAGTCGTTCAAGAATTCTTTCACGGACTCGACCTTTCCACGAGCGGATACCTGCCGGAGAATGTTAATCATCACCATCGCCTGTCCCCGCATCGCTTTAGCGATCTTCTCGTCATCCGCATCACGATACTTCCGCAAGTATTCGATCAAGTCATTTTCAGCTGAATTGTATTCTTTCCGGTTCGAAATGTCACAGATAACAGTCTGTCGAGATTTCTCCGGTAGATCCTTCAACACGTCCTTCTTCTCTCGCTGGTAGAAACACGTCGTCCGGAGCTTGTAATTCAATTCCGCAAGATTACTCGCCTGTCGGACTCCCCCGCAATACCGATCCACGAAAAACTTGTACCCACCAAACCGGGGTAACATATTCATAATGTGGAGTTGTGGGATCAGATCCTTGGGACGATTCACGACGGGAGTACCCGTGAGAAGTAACGCGTACTCCTTGTCCTGACATATTCCCATGCAAAACTTCGTCTGCTGTGCTGCCCCGTTCTTACACCGGTGACTCTCGTCAATAATCACGGATTTGAATGATTTCACGATCTCCTCCTTGAACTTGATGTGATCAAGCCGAAGACGTTTACCTTCCGGGATATTCATGCTTTCCACGAAATATTTTTTCAAACTCTCGTAGTTCACGATACAAAAATCCGCAAGTCCAGCTCTAAAAAACTGGTGAAACGTGCGTTTATTCCCGTCAGACAGAATTACAGCCTTATGCTTGCCTCCCGTCCACATGGAAACCTCACGCTGCCAATTTATTTTCAAGGACGCCGGGCAAATTATTAAACAAGGAAAGGACTTTGCCCCCACGATTGTCGCTATTGCCTGACCCGTCTTTCCCAAACCGGGTTGATCACCAACAATACATTTTTTATGTTGTAAAGCGTAAGCGATCCCCTGTGCCTGATAAGGAAAGGGAGTCATGGCAAGATCTATCGAGGTGGTTAATTCCGGCATGGGAGGGATTTCCCCGACAACCTCTTTCGGCTGCGAGACATCTGTCCACCGGAACCCGTAGCGTCTGCCAAATGCCTCCACCTCTTTCAAGCTGGTCACCGGGGCTGTCCAACACTTATTATTCCCGTCAAATCTCCTACCGGTGATTTGTTTCACGGCTTCAACGAGGTGAGGCATATAGCGAAACTCTATTTTAATGATCTTATCGTTTACCTTTGTAAGTAACATGGCACTAGCAAGCTGGTTCTAAAACTTCTGATTCTTCCACTTTTTTCTTTCGACCACCACGCTTTTTCTTCTCTTTCTCGACCGGCACGGGAGCAACATCCTCGAATGTGCCAAACGGTTCATCCTCTTCAGCGAAATCATCAAACGGAAGTTCAAGTTGTTTCACGCCCCACTTCTGTTCGAAAAGGTATTGTTCTGCCTCGTAGACGAGATTGTTAACGGCTTGCTCAAGGGTGTTGCAATGGCTATAATCCGAATCGAAACGGGTAAACGGGGTAACAATGTTCAGCACTCCTCCACCCGGTAACTCCTTTTGCCCGATTATCACGACACCGGCGCTTTCATCTTCTCCACCCAAGGATATCCCCGTGATATTTATCTTTTCGAGATAAGTTTCATGATCGAACTTCTCGATTTCATCACCGAAATCAACAGGGAAACTATTCACCTCTCGCAAATCACACAATAGAGCAAAATGCACTCTCAAACTTTTTAGAGCCTCGATGAGATCGTTGTGAACGATCATATTGCATTTCTTGCTTATCTCGTTCGTGACGGTAGTTTCATTCAACGTCATTGTTTCGAAATACAACACTTCTAGCGTCATGCCCGATCTATTAAATTTTATCTTTTTGAAATCCATAGTTTTAGTTTTAAATAAAGTCCTTGTACTGTTGATAGAATTGTTCAAAATATTGATCCTTGGGATTCGGCAAGATTATCCCCATCTCGGTAGAGGCAAACTGTTGAATCCGATCCAGGTAATCAGAAAATTGTTTCGTGTCCAAATTAGCCGTACTCCGGAGCCTTTCAACCCTCTCTCCCCATATTTCAAACACTTCGGTACCGAGAAATTTCTTCTTGAAAATCTCGTGTACCTCGTCTTTGAAATATCCCGTTTCGTGACTCACGCAACCGATCCAAAGGAAAAGGAGGCGGTTTTGATCCACCGTCCTTTTCTCCCTGTGTACCTTCACGGACACGTCGAATCTTTTCCCTTCCGGAAGTTTATCAACGTAAGCCTTTACAGCCTCTTTATCCTTTATAGAGACAACCTTGAAATCCATATCAGTCTACTTTAAACACGTGCCAAACAAAAATTCTATTATCATACGGCTGACCAATAATCTTTTCACGAATCTGTATCGTGCTAACATAAGTCAAATCCAAAGAATCATCAATTTCCTGTCCTGTCCCGTATACTCGTAACGTCACGTCCTCCGCTTCAATCTCGTTAGGATCAACATACGCCCAGATACAGGGCCTTCCACCTTGTAATTGTGCTGTTAATATTATCGCCCCTTTGGGCAATTTGACCGTTTGAATATCAATAATCTCGAACGAGTACTTATAAATTTTTTTCATCGTCTCGCATTTTAAAATGGTAGATCATCTTCCTCCGGTCCCATTGCCGGCATACTCTCGACAGATTGAACAGTTGCCCCGGAAGGCGTGAAGTTTATCTCTTTCCCTTTCCCAACGTAAATTTTATCCTCTCTAGCCTCCCGTTCTTCCTTGGACTGAGAAACAAATACCGTGTGTGTCTGCTCGTACTTATCCGGTTCTTTCATCCTGGTAACGGCAAGATTTATGTACTTTTTACCGTTATCGGCAGCCTTAATTCTATCCTTGGGTATATCACTCAAGCAAATAGATATTGAAATAAAATCACTCATCTAACGCAAATATTTTTTTGTCTGTAATTAAATCTCTTTTTAACTCTATAAACTCGATAAGCCCCTCGCAATGCGCTTGCAATCGTGGAATATCCCTATCCTGAACGAATGAATAAGCTTCCGTGTACGTCTTCGGCTCCCCGTACTTCGCCATTACAGCAATGTTGTACTCGAAATCGAAAATATCATTTCCCTCCTGTTGTAAGGCATAAGGATAAACGATATGCTGCCAATGGTGCAGGAATTTACCAACAGAGTATTTCCCCGTGGTTTTAATATCATGCACGCAGGTAGGCATCAACTCGTCTATGTAACCGTAAAGCAAGACATCCCCGTAACGAGTAGATAGAACGGCTTCCGTGTACACTTGCGGTACAGCTCCCTTGTAGTAGTTCGCGAACTCTCGGCAAAGAGCAAGAGGAAACTTAAATTCCCGTTCCTTGAAAGTGACGAGAATTATCCCTTTTTCCTTGTCTGACACGATAGACATATCCTCTCGTGCTGTCTTTTGGTTCAGTACTAAACAATCAACAACCTCGTTAAATGCGGTTCCCTTGTCAGCCGCTTCCGAATCAAATGGAACACGATTGATCCGGTTGATTAGTCCCTGTAATTGCTCCATTTCAAATTCATCCTCGGTCTTGGACGGGTTCTCGGAGAATCCCCAGTACTCCTGGTATATCTCGGAAGACCGAAGATAATCTTGGTACCCGTCCAAAAGAGTCGCGTAAAATTTATATGAAACCTTAGGCTTGCTCATACGATTTCGTCGTTTTATTGAGTTTTAAACCGAGTTCTTTAGCTTTCTTGGAGAGAAGGCTAGCTGCCATTTTCTTCGAGGAACCAACATGATCAAAAGCATCAATTCGGCTAACGAAGTCATTGGCACTTTGAGCGTCCGTGATCACTTCGATATTCTCCTTGATCTCGTCCATGACAGAATCAAATACCTTCGTGACTTGTTTCCGTTTTTCGAGGTTTTTCAAATAAGGGTTGATCACGGAATCAGTAAGGAACGTGTTAGATAAACCATTCCCAACTTGGTCCACCACCGTGGGAACCTCCATCATGGAAGGTAAATTACAGGTATTTTTCCCGTCATTCCTGTCCGTGGGGTCGAAAGTTATTGTACGTTTTCGACCATTCGCTTCAAGATACCCGACCAAATCCAACTCTGTAACCAAACTGTCATAGGAACTACCACCAAATAGGGGCGTATAACGGGTATTATCACCGTCTTTTGAAGTTTCCCGGTGAGCAATAAAAATCAGGTGTTTATTAAGAGAAGAAACGAGTTTACAGAACTGGATAAACTCTCCTTTTCTTTCCCCGTACCCTTGTAAGGTTAAAGCGCCGTTTGCCTTTCCCATCTTCGGGTTCTTCTTGATGATGTAAAACGCCATGAAATCAAGCAATTTTCCACCGGTGTCAATTACGAGAGTCTCGTAAGCTGAAAGATCCTCTTTCAATACCTCTAACACGTCCTCGTAACAAGTTACCTGCACGCAATCGACCTGATGAGCAATATTGATACGATGTACTCCATTATCACAGTCGATAAGAAGCGGCTTAGGGGCAGATACGCCCATTGTTGTTTTACCCATCCCGGCCTGCCCGTAGATTAACGCCTTGATTTTGGTTTGAACTTCGATCTCTGAAGGTTTTCTAATTAAACTCATCTCTTTTGTTTTTAAAAATTAATAATCTATTTTTGTTTTGTCTTCCGGCATCTTGACCATGCAGGAAGACGGGTTTCCTAATTAAACTCAAGCTCCCTTCGGGGGGGGGCTTTTTTTCGTGGAGAAGACAGGATTCGAACCTGCATGAACTTCTTGATTGGAGTAACTCTTCCGGCTGAGTAAAGTTCTAGTACTCGTCACGCGTCTAGCCAATTTCGCCACTTCTCCGTTTGCCCGTCTTTCCGGGCTGCCATCGGTGTTGCACCCGATCCACTCGTTCACCCATGAGCTTACGCTGGGGATTGTCTTTCCAACCTGTCACCCGGAGTTTACGTTTTCGGCGGTCTAAACCCCCGGGTTAAACTTACTCCTCCATTAACGGTATTTCTTCCCTGTTAATTCTAAAGCTAAATCAGCATCTATCACGATCTTTCTCCCTATTTGCTTGATCGCTTTGTTTATTTTTCCACTCTTTTTGATCCTAAAAGCGGTAACCTTACTACATGCGAACAACTCGGCCAACCCGTTCAACCCGTACACGTATTTTTTACCATCCCGTGGAGTCACATCTGTTATACCTCGTCCTGGATCTTGTAATGATTTTGCTAGTTCCACGAACTCACCCACGGTCAGTTGCCATAAAGGTGTATTCAAATCTCGTTGTATTCCATTAGCCATGATCAACTAATATTTAACTTGTTTAAAACAAAAACGGCTTCCTCTACCCCGGTCCTAAAACAACTATAATCATCAATTGTTGGCACGTGGTCATAATCAACTTTTACCTCTTTATTCCCCGGTAAAATTGTACTTATCGTTTTCAGATTCTCGTTAACGACAATCTGAACCCCTAGAATGTCTTCCATCCATACTCCCGGAACTAGATTCTTCATAATTAATCCTCCTTGAAAATTTTATTTCGATGTGCATAATCAACAAATTCCGAAAACGAGTGAACACCGACCCTTTGCATCGCATTTCGTTTATGTGTCCGGATCGTATCTATCGACAAGAAGAGCCTTTCCGCGACCTCCCCCACCCCTAGACCATTAACCACCATTAACCGCATAATTTCATTTTCCCTGATAGAAAGTTTCGTGTTAAACTTCGGGTTACAAATGATATTGTACCAGGGACATTCCCCCTCTTGCGGGCAAGCCACGTATTCAAAATGAAAGTTCCCGGCAGAATCAATATCATCCTGATTATCATATCTCCCGAAATTGCAACGGATAAAGCACAAAACAACCTTGTATTTGAAATAAGGGATGTTGTGGCGACTTGCTTTATATTTTTCACATAACGCTTTAAAAGCTTCTGGATAATCAGATTCAACCCGTGAAAACATCGCATTAGTAATTTCAACGTCCTCCTCCTTGTAAGTCCGAACACCATCACAATCACGTAATTCCACTTTACCTGCCGGCGCATTGTAAAATTCTATATTAGCCAAAATTTTCATACCTCACGCCTTTTGAGTTTCAGGAAATAAATCTGACACGGAACATTGTAATAATTCAGCGATTTTTTCTTTTTCAGCTTGACAAGGTTTCGTGTAACCGTACAACCAACGACGAGCCGTCATTTTCGTTTTCCCACATGTTTCCGCAATAATTTCAACTATTTCTTCTTTAGGTGCGGATATGATTACCGGACGTCTATTTGCCTTGGGTAGATTAGCGAAATACTGTATTAATGGTAATTTGTCCAAGTTTGGAACAATTTCTTTGTTCGTTTGAGCGTTTTTTGTCATATTTGTAATGTTTTAAATATTTCATATTTAATTCATGGTAGGCTGAAGTCAGCCTAGGAAACTTATTCAGCCTACCAATATGTTCAATTAAATAAAGAACTCTATGAAACAGTTTATTGAATTAACTCGTTTAGCCAAAAATGATAGTAATCATTCCACTCCGGTTTTGATAAACATCAATACTATTGGCTATATATTCAAACCATTTAATCCTAATGCGGACTACACTGTAATTGTCACCACCTCGTCAGAAGGTCCAATGCGCATCCGTGAAAGTTATGATGCAATCAAGAATCTGATCGCTAACGCCCAGTCTTGATATAATCATATAGCTCCAAGGGCGAGAAATAATAATCGGACTCTCGGTTCTGTTTTATGGATTGCCGCACGCACCATTTACGGAGTCTTTGCTCCCGGCGGTTTTTGAGGTATGTTTTGAATTTGCAGAACATGATATTTAGTTTTTATTGTTTGTAACGTTTTTATTGTTTCACAATGCAAATATAAAGTTCTTTATATTAAAAACAAAGATAATATAAAGAATTTTATATTAAAATATAAAGAATTTAAATATATGACTATAACAGAACGAATTAAATTGGCAATAAAATGGCTCATTGGGAATAAAGTTGCAAAAAACCAAAAAGAAATTGGATTGCTATTAGGATATAAAAATGAATCATCTTTCTCTCAAGTTCTTAATGATAAAGTTCCATTACCGAATGATTTTATTGATAGATTATGCAACTTATCATTAAAACTTAACCAAGCATGGTTACTTACAGGTGAAGGCTCGATGTTACGTGATCCTGAAAATTCCACACCATTACTAAAAGAACCAGCAACGAGTTATTCAACTAAACCAAACGAGTCTGGTGTCGAGCCTAGAATGGTTCCCCATATCATTGACGAGTATGCGGATTGCGGACGTCCCAATGGATTTGGCATTGCTATAATGGAAAATCGCTGCCCCAAATACGCTATTCCGGGACTATCCGGCCATGACTTCACGATCATCTCTAGGGGAAGAAGCATGATAAATCGTAGCTGCCCGGAAAAGTCAATCAGACCGGGAGACATCGTGGGGTGTAAGAAATGGAACAGTCGTAATTACATTCGCTGGGGAGAAGTGTACGCCTTGTCTACCCCGGACGGGATCACGATAAAGCAAGTGCAACCTTCCGAGAAAGAAGGATATATTAAATGTATTCCTTTCAACACTGAAGAACAATTCCAATCTTTTGATATTCCAATAGATGAAATTTATGATTGGGCTATCGTTGTAGGGGTTGTGAGTGTAATACTCTGGGCATAAGCCCAATAAAAATACAAATAACAAATTAAAAGGATCGGCAACATGAGTAATAGTAACGATATTCCAGAGCGGAAATCGGAATTTAGACAAGTATCCTACAATACCATTTACTTTATCGAAAAGCATTGGAATTCCACGCATTCAATAAGCAAATTGACTTCTCAAAAGGAGAGGAACAATCGCATTTTTGCAAGTACAAGAAAATTCCATTACTGAAAATTCTAGAGGTATGGTATACCCTACATAAAGAAATTAAGGAGAGCAAAAGCCCAAGGATTAAAGGTCTGGGAGGCATTCTAGCTTTTCACTATTTCTTAATTTTTAAATTTTAACAGCTAAATATTAATTATCCATGGGATTTTTCGATTTTTTAAAGAAAAAAGAATTTGCAGAAATAGAAAGTTTAAAGAATGCTTTACAAGATAAAGATAAAAAAATACATTTTTTATCAGACCAAATAACCGCTCTTAGCAGGTATCAATCAATTGTTGATATCGAGACCAAAATAAAAGAATTGCTCGATAGTGCAGAGAGAGAAGCATCTCAAATAATTCACAAAGCAAAAGAACAGGCTCTTTCATTGACAACCGAAGCCAATCGCATGTATACTGCCGCAGAACAAGCACAAAAAAATGCAGAAAGTACGGCAACCACAACGCTTGAATCCGCAAATACAGCAGCCGACAGCATCCTAAAAGAAGCTCGATCCAGAGCCAATGAATTAAAAACAAAGGCTAACAACATTTTAAATTCTGCAACTCAACAGGCTGCAGAAATAATTAATAAAGCAAACATAAGGGCAGAAGAGATTGCTGGTGATGCGTTCAAAATAAAAAATGAAACTGAAGACCTAAGTAAAACAGTCATCGCTTTGAAAAATACTATAAAAGGCTATGGAGATGATTATCTTGTCCCGACATATAGTATACTTGATGGATTAGCAGAAGAATTTGGATATACCGAAGCTGGAGAAGAATTGAAAAAGGCCAGAGAAAGAAGTCGCCTAATGGTAAAAAATAAAACGGCTGCAACGTGTGACTACGTGGAAGACAATCGAAAAAACACAGCTATCAATTTCGTTACCGATGCATTCAATGGCAAAGTAGATTCGATTCTATCAACAATAAAACAAGATAATTTCGGTACTCTCAAGCAGAAAATCATTGATGCCTATCATTTAGTAAACAATTTAGGCAAGGCTTTTCGGAATGCAACAATTACCCCCGAATATCTTGATTCTAGGATAGAAGAATTAAAGTGGGGGGCAATTGTTTTTGAACTAAAAATCAAAGAAAAAGAAGAACAACGTCGAATAAAAGAACAAATAAGAGAAGAAGAGAAAGCAAGACGAGAATTTGAAAAAGCAATCAAAGAATCCGAGAAAGAAGAAGAATTATTGAAAAAAGCACTAGAGAAAGCAAGAAAAGAACTTGCTGAAGCTACTGATGAGCAAAAACAAAAATATGAAGCAAGATTAGAAGAACTCAACGAACGTCTACGAATCGCAGAAGAAAAAGGACAACGAGCTTTATCAATGGCCCAACAAACAAGATCCGGACACGTGTACATAATCTCAAATATTGGTTCTTTTGGAGAAAATGTATATAAAATAGGTATGACAAGAAGGCTGGAACCAACAGATAGAGTCCGAGAACTTGGAGACGCAAGCGTGCCATTCAGTTTCGATATTCATGCCATGATATATAGCGATGACGCTCCCACATTAGAAACAGAACTACACAAATACTTTATGGCAGCACAAGTCAATAAAGTCAATCCTCGTAAAGAATTTTTTAGAATCGGACTTAAAGAGATTCGAGAAAAGGTTATAAGTATGGAATTACAAACGAAATGGACCATGACAGCAGAAGCTACAGAATATAGAGAAAGTCTTGCTATTGAAAATGCACTCAAAAAAGACCCCAAAAAACAAGCTGAATGGGAATCTAGTCAAACAGAAATAATTAACGAAGAAGAACTTGAAGAAGTTGAAAATTAAAATATAACTGATTATAGAAGAATTCATATAAATACCTATACTAAACAAGTAACTTTATGGAAAAACATTATTCTAGAAGCCTTAGATGCAACACATGCGGAGGCGAAGATTTCGAATTTAACGAAGATCAATCTCACGTGAAATGTAATAATTGTGGACGTGAATATCCCGGGGGATACGAGGAACTCCTTCAGTACAATCAAGACGTGCAAGACG